TATCCTTCTGGTTTTAACGCAGCAGAAACCCCATTTAGTATATCTTATGTTGGTACATTACCAATTTTATCTAAGATGTATGTTTGTATGTATGTGTTAATGCCAACCAATTTCTTTTCTAATGGTAATAACATTAAGTGGATTGGATTCCAAAACGACGTTGGTGTTAATTCTGGTAATTCAAACCATATATTGATGTTGAATTCTTTCAACAATATTACTGATGGTAGAGCTTCTTGGATGGTAACACAAGGTGGAGGTGGAACTAATTCATATGGCGGTCAAGGATCAAATGCTCCTGGTGCATTAGCATCTCTACCAATCCCAGGCGCTGTGGGAACAGGACCTGGTTGGTGGACATCCAATATGGGGACCTGGCATACTCTTGAATGGTACGTTCAACGAGAATCCAATGTTGGAGTTTCTTCAGATGGTATTTTCCAAGGTTGGTTTGATGGTCATCTTATCAATTCTTGGAATAATATCAAATTTAACAATTTACTTGGAGCTGGTGGATTTAATATCATTTCTTTGATACCACTTTACGGTGGAGGTGGTGGTAATGCACCAGCCGACGAATACATAGTGGTAGGTAAAATGTTTGTAGCGGGAGCTTAAATGAGTAGTCCTACAGTTGGTTCTTTGGTTCATGTGACTGGTACGATTAACGCAAGTAATCGTACAGTCAACACGGCTCCACTTTCGATTAATTTGGGATCGGCAATCTTCGTCTTTTGTACAGCCTTTAATACAACATTTGGATTTTCTGCAAATGATAATCAAGGCGATGTTTATCAAAGTGCTGGAAATAGTGCTCTTGATAATCCAGATGGTGTTATTCTTACTTGCTTGTATTCTCCTAATTGTAATACCAGTTCTAATACTGTTGTTTCAGTTACTTCCAACGTTAACGGATCGATTGAATATTACGTTGTTGAAATGGTTGGAGCCAATGTAACAGCAAAAGATCAATATTATTCTAATGGTGGAGCGCTAGGTAATCCAACGCATGGTCCGGTAAATACCAGTTCAACTAATGAGTACGTTCTATCCTTCTTTTCGGATAATGGAACTCAATTTACTTCGCTTACACCTTCTAACGGTTTTTCTGTATTATCCAATAGTGTATCCACCGTATTGATGGGAGCCACTGCAGCAAATATAGGAACATACGATCCAGCTATTGCTTGGACACCAACAGGCGGATTTACTACTATTATTTCCGTTTCTGTATTCGGTAGTTCTGGCAGCGGCACAATCCCGAAGATTTTCAAACTCTATTCTAACGGTGCAATACAAGCAAATAGCTTCACGGCAAATGTTGTATTACCACCAAACGTGGTTCTACGATTCGGCGCAAATAACGTTCTTCAAGCGAACGGACTAATTACTCAATCAGGGGCTGGAAAGATAAAGATTCAATCCAACGGTCAATTAATTTGTAATAATACAATAGTGGTGTGATATGACAAAAGTTGGTAATGATACTATCTTACAAAAGAGTTTAACTGTTGAAGGTAGCACGAATCTTCAGGATGGATTATCCGTAACAAATGATGTAAACGTGACAGGACAGATAACGTCTAGTGGGCAAATGAATGCTCCAGCATTTCACCAGACATCTGACTATCGAGCCAAAGCAAACATAGAAAGATTAAGAGAATGTCTTCAGGTTATCCTGAATTTAAAACCTTCTATCTATGAAATGAAAGCAGCCTTTGGTGCTCCAGTCAGAACTGTTTCTGGTTTGATTGCTCATGAAGTACAGGAAGTCATTAACCATCCTGTTATTGGTGAAAAGGACGGAAAAGAATTACAAAGACTGGACTACATACAATTGATACCTTATTTGGTGGGAGCTATTCAACAACAACAGGCCCAGATAGTTGAATTAACCGCACAAATTCACAAAATGGACCCAAAGTGGTATAGATAAATGTTACCAACAGATCGAAATTCCCTAAAACTATATTGCTTGAGAAAGCTTGGTTATCCTATTGTCACAATCAATATTGATCCAGAACAAATTGAGGATCGTATTGACGAAGCAATCACGCGCTTCCAAACGTTTCATTATGATGGAAAGGTGAAATGGTATACATCCCACCAGATTACAACAGATGATATGACTAACCGTTACGTTACAATGGATGATAATGTAATTGGTGTTACTCGAATATTCATCTTACAGGGTTCTTCAACAGTATCCACTGGCGAAGGATTTAATATGTGGGATATCAATTACCAGATTCGTTTAAATGAATTGTATGATTATACTGCTGGTGATTACACATATTTTGAGCTGGCAAATGAACATCTTCGAATGTTAGAGATGATGTTTACTGGCGAAATCCCTATTCGCTACAATCGTTATGAGAATAAACTTTACATTGATGCTGATTGGCCAGCGCGATTTGCAGTAGGAAGATATATTGTAATTGAACATTATCGCGTTCTGGATTCGTCTACCAAATTTTGGCAGGACGATTTCCTTTTGAGATATACAACTTGTCTTATCAAAAGACAATGGGGTGAAAATCTAAAATTGTTTAATAGTGTTACGTTGCCTGGTGGTATGATATTAAATGGTCAAAGAATTTACGATGAAGCTGTTGAAGAACAACAAAAATTGGAAAGACAGCTCCGAGATGAGTTCGAGGATCCTCCGGAATGGTATGTAGGATAGTGGTAATTTATGTACTTTTATACTTATATTTATTTTGATCCAAGAAATAACGAACCTTTTTATGTTGGTAAAGGAAAGGGTAACAGAGCTTGGGCGAATCATAGCAAAAATAAACAATTCAATGGTAGACTTCGTATTTTGAAAAACCAAAATTTGGAACCGTTGATTGAAATCTTAAATACCACTAATGAACTATCTGCCTTTTGGTTAGAACGTTGTTTTATTGCGGCATATGGAAGGAAAGATCAGAACAAAGGTCCATTGTTTAATCATACTGATGGTGGAGATGGAGCTGACACAACCAAAACAGAAAATTTCCTCAAAGCTTTGGAACGAACCAAAAAACTAGGATTAATGAAGGGTAAAAATAATCCTATGTATGGACGACGTGGGGAAAATAGTCCAGTTAAAGGAAGGAAACATACGAAGGAAGAATTAGCGAAAATGTCTGCTAATTGTGGTACTAATAATTTTGGCCACAGAACTAAAGGAAAACAAAGAATTAAAGATGCTAATGGAAAATGGCATTGGGTGCTATGATGACAATTTCGCAGTATTTCAATCCATATAACGATGAGGCAATCAAGAAGCTCTATAAGAGCTTGATTGATCAATGCATCAACATGTTTGGTGTTGAAACGACATATATTGCTAGAGATAGTCAATCACATGTTGACTTGTTTTTTGGAGACGATCCAACAAAAGTTTTTTCCAACGTATATCCTATTGTTGTGATGATTGAAAATGTAGATCAATTTGATGGTGGTGATCTTTTTACCAAATTTGGTTACACCGTATCAAAGTCTGTCAGTCTTTTGTTGGGAACAGAGAATTTTCAGGAAGGAACCGCGAACAACGTTGGGCCAAGACCAAGAGAAGGTGATTTGGTTTGGTTACAACCATTCCAGGCACTATACGAAATCAAATATGTGAATCAGGATAAATTCTTCTATGCCTTTGGTAATAAGAATTTTTATGGTTGGTCATTGTCTTGTGAAGAGTTTCGATATAACAACGAGAATATTACGACAGGAATTCCTGACGTGGATGGTAAGGTTAATCAGATAATGATAGCCTATCAGGCTCAAATGGCTAATGGAAACGGCTCCTATTCTATTGGTGAGGCTGTTTATCAGGGAACTTCCTATACAGACGCCACTTCGACAGCTGTTGTTATTTCTTGGGATCTTCCTACCGCGAATCTGGTTCTTGGTCAGACTGTTGGTGTGTTTATTGCTAATACAAACGTGATTGGTTTGGAATCAAATGCCGTGTTTACGCTCCAAAGCATCAACGTTCTGGATAATGTTCATGATGGACTAGATAATAATGAACAAATCAGACAAGAAGCTGATGTATTCTTAAACTTTAACGAAGATAATCCATTTGGAAATCCTACAGAATGAAGAAGTAAATAATGTTAGGCATACCTCCATTCTACAATCAAACCATTCGTCGCGTGATGGTTGCCTTTGGCACCATGTTCAAAGATACCGTTGTTATCAAATATGATGCCAACACGCGTGCTGAATTAGGGCGTTCTACCGTTCCGATTGAATACGCTGGTAAAGAAACCTATATTCAGCGCCTGGATGGAGATCCAACATTACAAAAAGGCGTTCAGATCGTTCTACCAAGAATGTCTTTTGAATTATTGGGTATGAAACGCGACGAGAATCGTCAAACCAGCTCTTATAACAAATTAACTCTTTGTCAAACAGCAGGCAGTAATGCGATATCTTCATTTTCGCCCGGTATGCCATATGATCTTAACATCCAACTAAATCTATACGTCAGAAACCAGGAAGATGGTCTTCAGGTAATAGAACAGATATTACCATTCTTTACGCCAGATTATACGCTAAACCTTAAATATCTTTCATGTGATGGAGGTTGTACGGTTAGCGAGGATCTGCCGTTTGTACTTGAAAACATCAATTACAGCAATAATTACGAAGGCCCAGGTGGATCGGTCCGCTACATCAATTGGTCTTTGGACTTTATTGCGAAAACGTGGTTTTACGGGCCGTTGTCGTCAGGTTCTGTTATCAAAACCGTCGATGTTAACATTAATGATATCGATTCGGGTAATACGCAAGCAACCATCATCATTACCCCAAATCCACCAACAGCCAATGCAACAGACGATTATGGCTTTACAACAATTATCAAAGAATTTGCATAATGAATAAATTTGAATATATACGAAATCTTCACTATTCAGGATTATCCAAAAATATAGATGAAGCTATGTCCAAATTAACAGATGAAGAATTGGAAAATATTGGTAAAACAGGATACTACACCACTTCCTCGGATATATTGCGGGAACTATGGAAAAGATACAAGAGATGCAAAAAAGAAATAGCAATTATTAAGGAATTCTAAATGATGAAAACAAGATTGAGAACGGGAATTATTTTGGAGCGTAATGGAAAACGTTGTTTGAATAGATTTAAAGGATTTGGTAGTCTTTTGAATGGTGATGTGATAGAATTAGACAAAGATAACCATTTTCATAAGAAATCGCGTTGGAAGATATTGTCCGATGTTTACCAAAACGAATATGGTATTTTACAAGCTCTGATGGAACCATATCCAAGATTGACGATTCTTAACGAAAAAGAAGAATTCATTGAACCAATTCAATCAGGTTATCAACCAACGGATTGTATTCTGAATCCAGCGCCTCCGCCAAAGAATCCATAAAGGCTAAATATTACATAATTTATGATAGATGAAACAGAAAAAGAGATAACCATCATTGATGGAGAGTTTGCGGAAGTCAATCAACTCCCAGCTGCTCTGGAAGCTAATGTCACAGCAATCCAAGAAAATGCCAAGAAGGCTTTGGATAGTGGGAAAATCGATGATGATTTTGAGTTCGCCAGAACTAATCTCTATGTTGCTCTTACCAAAGGTGCAACAGCACTTGAAGAACTGGCAGAAATCGCTCGTCAATCCCAACATCCCAGAGCCTACGAAGTTTTGGCAGGATTACTGAAAAATTTCGGTGATGTGAACGACAAGATGATGGAACTTCACGCCTCGAAACAGGATCTAGCAGCACAGGCCACAAATGGCGTCGAGGGGTCATCTAATCAACGTCCGCTTGTTGGTAATGCAGTCTTTGTAGGATCAACTTCCGAGCTGTTGCAACTGATCAAACAACAGAAGAATTGAAATGGCACGTCCAAAGGGCTCAAAGAATACCAAAACCACTGTTGCAAAGGCGGTGAAGCGACGTATTCAACGGCCAGATATCAAAATACCTGACGATTACCATGAAGAGATTGCATTCCTTAGCAATCCTCGCATCAAGAAGGCCGGCGTTCCAATCGAGTTCACACCAGAACAGATCATGGAAATCGCCAAATGCGCCGATGATCCAATCTATTTCATAGAGAAATACATCAAGATCATAACGGTTGATGAGGGCCTGGTTCCTATTGTTCTTCGTGATTACCAAAAGGATATCATTCTGGCGTACAAGGAAAACCGCTATGTTATCTGTAAGTTACCACGTCAGACAGGCAAAACAACCTGTACTACGGGTTTCATTCTATGGTATGTTCTCTTCCAGCAACACAAGACGGTTGGTATTCTCGCGCAGAAAGAGAAGATTGCAAACGAAATTCTTACCAAGATCAAGCTTGCGTACGAGCATCTCCCAATGTTTATACAACAGGGAGTTATGGAATGGAACAAATCAACGATAGCCATTGAGAACGGCTGTCGTATTATCTGTGAAACAACCAGCTCCGGTTCCATTCGTGGTTTCGCGATCAATCTTCTGTATCTTGATGAGTTCGCCCACGTCCCAACGAATATTGCTGATGAATTCTTCACATCCGTCTGGCCAACAATCAGCTCTGGTGAATCGTCGAAGATGATAATGACTTCCACGCCAAACGGAATGAATATGTTCTATAAGTTCTGGCAGGATGCTATCAAGCAATTCAAGAAACCTGAGGAATGGAATGGTTTCGTGGCGAAGGAAGTTCATTACAGTGTTGTTCCTGGAAGAGATGCAAAATGGGCGGCTCGTGAACTCAACATCCTCAAGGAAAGAAAGTTTGCGCAGGAAGTTCTCTGTGAATTTATCGGCTCCAGCCACACGTTGATTAGTGGTAAGAAATTACGTGAATTGGCGGTAAGAGATCCCGAGAAACTGGAATTGGATTCAATGCTAAAGGTTTACCAGGACCCAATTCCAAATCATGCGTATGTCCTGAGCGCCGATCCATCCGAAGGCAAGGAACTCGATTACCATTGCTTCACGATTTTCGATGTGACGACCGATGTCTGGTCAGTTGCGGCAAAGTTCCGTAATAACGAGATTGATACACTTCTGTTTGCTTCGAGCATCTACCAATCAGCATTGCATTATAATAACGCCTATTGCATTGTGGAGAACAATAGCATCGGTGCATTGGTTCTGAAAGAGCTGGTGGAAGAATTGGACTACGATAATTGTTTCTTTTCCCTGGCATATCAAGGTGATCAGACAGTTTCTCAGACAGCCAAAGCCAAGATCCCAGGAGTCAAAACAACAAAGCGAACCAAGATGCAGGGCTGCAATAAACTGAAGCTTCTACTCGAAACAAACCAATTGATCGTGGAAGACTTCGACATGGTGGAAGAGCTTAGCACGTTCGTATTACAGAAAACCGGAACCTATGCAGCAGAGCCTGGTTATAATGATGATACGGTTTCGACGTTATGGTTGTTTGCTTGGCTTACCAATCAGACCGTATTCAAAGACATTACAGATTTAAATCTTCGCAGGAAGCTCCATAGCGAAAGACTTCATCGCATGGAAGAACAGATGCCAGCGATGCCAATCATCGAGAGCAATGCTTATCGAAAGGTGCCGATTGAAAAGGTGGGAAACGATTTGTGGCTAGATAGTTCAATGGGGTTCGATGATGCTCTGGAAATCATTAGAGACTTCAACAATATTAACACACGTGAAAAACCAGATCCGGAAGATGGAGGAATGTCATCATGGTAAATGAGGTAAGAGTAACGGAGAAGAGTATTGGTTGTGATCCGGAAACATTCCAACCAAACCTGAAATTGAGTATCGAAATTCCAATGATGGTTTGTCATGATGTTGGAGTGGATCGGAATGAATTTGCAAAAATTCTTGGAACTGCAATTATGAATGGTGTGGAGAAATGGGAGAAAGAGAGATCATGATTGAGAAGATTGATTTGGATCAACTGGTGGATCGATTTCTGTCTTGGCCATTACCAAAGAGTGTATGTTCGGATCTTTGTGTGACGATGAATGATTACCAATTCCCGAGATACGGCACCAATCTTCTGACGGCGACCGAAACGAAGCAGATGCTGGAATATCTTCTGGGAGAGAAATCATGAACGACACTGTGGTAGTGATTCGAAAGCTCACCAGCAACGCCATTGAACTCAACCTCCAGGCAAAGGTTCCTGAGAGTGCTGTCTATCTGGGAAGGAATAAGAAGACTAATTTCAGAGAGTATGCAATTGGTAATAAGATAGAGATAGAAAAGTTCATAGCAACAAAGAGCGAAGCTTATGAGAAGAATAGATGAACGAGTGGTGAAGGCTTGGGAAGAACATTTATCCTTGAAAGGATTGACATGTATCTATGTTTGTTATGAATCGGTTATAAGAAAGTGGTTAGTGGAGATTAAATGATGATTGATGAAGATGAAGATGTAGAGTTCTTAAAGAGACATGGAATAGAAGTGGAGGAAGTCCCGGTTGAGGGAAGTCTTTCACCGGAGATGTTAAACATTCTGGATCGACAAATTGTAATGGATTTGGAATACCAGAAAAGAACAATGAATAGTAATGGTAATTGTTCCATAATTACCAAATCTTAAAATACTTAACAATTCGCTTAACTATTATTGGTTGAAAGATGTTTACATATTTGTTAAAGACCACATGTTTGGTAAACGGAAGGGTGTATTGGTCCACTTACCGCTCTAATGATTTGTTATTTGATGTACCGCGTAATCAGAGTGTGGGTTGGCCACAGAATCGTGTTTTTTTGGAAGATTGGAAGAAAATGGGTTCTAATGGTTTCCATCATCAGGTTATCCAGGCTTATCCAGCAGCAGATACCAGTAGAGTGGAAAAGGATCTAAAGAATGCAATTGAATCCACTCCTGCTGAACTGAGATACAATCTACCAGACACGAAGTACAAAGTAAATCCAGATATTGTTGATGTTCCATATGAACCACCTCCAACAGAATGGATCTTTATTACCAATGGTGCTAAGACTCGTAAGGTGAAAAAGCATCTTAAAGTTCCTGACGGATGGGTAATTGGTAATGGTAATCACATGAAAGCAGAAGAGCGTGCAAGGATAAGAGTTGCTCTAAGGGAAGCTAGAAAGAGTGATAGCAGTGAGAAAGTGGAAGGAATAGACCAACTTCCAACTTAAGGATTCATGGTAATTGTTGTATGATTCATTGCCTGCGTGGCTGTAGAATGGAATTGTGACTCCGAAATCTGATTACCAGTTCTAAAATATATCGATTGAGGTCTCAAACTATTCCATTTGATAAAGGCTCTGTGATTGCTGTATTTCAACCACCAATGAAGATTTTGATGGAGTTTGCTCATAATGGTAATTGGAGGTGATGTGTTGATGATAGAGGGAAATCCTTTTCCAATGACGTAGGTCGGCTTGGACTGTGACTTCTTTCGGGTATACTATTACAGTAGGAAGATCGCATGCCAAGCCACATTGATTCCATCCTTCAGGGACTTGCTGGTCCACCATTGTCTGGCCTCATGGACGTCCCTGTCCTCCCATTCCCTTCGATGTGATTGGCAAGTTGCCCTTGATCGTCTCCGGCATATAGCCTTTGGAGCATCTGGCGATCACATTACCAATCACATCCCGCAAAAGGCGCCTGTTGATTCAGGTCGTTTCGGATTTCTGCCCTACTCCTTTATCCGCTTGCAACGGACTCACCCCAATGAAAAGAAGTCTACTCCGATTTATTACAGAAGTCTAGTCGTAAAGTTTAAATATTTCTTTTGGTTCTAGCTCCAGGAGACCATTTGTACCAGCTTCTCGAAATTCCTCAAAAAGAAGAACCAGAGCTTTACCGGCCTGTAAATCTAATAGAGTAGCACAGGTTGGTCCCATACCAAACAATTGTTCACCTACCTGAACGCATTCTTGTTCGTAGAAACGCGAACCATCATTGATGAAGAGTTCCATGATTACATTCCGAATCTGATTGTGCCTGGTGCTTTGAATGTGGTATCTGGAACTGTGGTGCCGCCACTATACATGATTGGTTGAACGTATCGTTCAAATAAGTCAAAGCGGTCGCGTCCTTGACGTAGTTCCACGAGCTTGACCTGTTCAAGCTTTCTCATCCAAAGAGGCACTCCGTAATAACGAAATCTCTTTAAACGACCAAGGAGCTTAATAGAACGGATTGTTACAACGTCCATACAAGCTCCTTATGGCGGCTACCAAAGTAAGCCTCACAAGCATCTGTAATTGAAATCTCGTCCGGATAATCCAGCGTGCTCTCTTCTGTGAGAACTGCAATGGAATGATTACCAATCTTCGCGTCCTGCACAGCCGCGTAGACCGCTCTGCAGGCTGATCTGGCCTCGGTTACACTGAAGACTCTACCTTGGAACTTCCCTGAAGACTGAACTTGTCCTATCCAGATCAGAACACGAGCGCCGGGAGAAGGTTGACGAATCGATTCAACGGTGATTGCATAAGCCATTCTAGGTCTCCTTTGGAATTGATTCTATCATACTTGGAACCAATCGAAAAAGAAAGGGGCGCTTGTCGCGCCCCAAAGTGCAGTCACTCCTCATCAAATCTATGCCGCTACAGATTCGTCTCCCATTCCGAGATTCGGATCAACGTCATTGGTCACGGCCGGTTCACTCGTCTCACCCTCCAGGACGGCCTCGGCGCTTACCGGAGCCTCTTTGGGCTCGGAGCGCTTCTTGGCTAGGTTCTTTCGGGCTGCGGCTAGCTGAGCCAATCGACGAGCCGCAATTTCATTCTGCCGTGCCCGCTCCTTCGGCGAAAGACGCTTCTTGGGCTCCTTCACCTCTATGATTTCAAGACCCAATCCCACCTTCTTGGCGCCCTTTACGAGAGTCTTCCACGCGTGCTTCGTTACATCGTTGACTGCCTGGTACGTTCGATCCTGGACAAGCCGGAAGCTGCCCGAATCGGCCATCAACGTGACAAAGTACTTGGACGCCTCATTCCGAATCCGACCAGTCAACTTGACCTGGGCATCCTTCGCGACGACCACAGGCTCTGACGCGGTTTCTGCGTCAGCGTCAGGAGTCTCGCAAGTCACAGGCTTCTCAACAGCCTTGGCCTTCCGAGTCCGCTTGGGCTTCGTTTCAACAGCCACCGGAACTTCCTTTACCTCGTTATCGACATGAGGGAGGATATCGCCTTCCTGTTCCCAGGTTGCTCCTTCCTTCTCGTCATCCCACTGCACTCGAATTGAACCCGCTTCATCAATTTCGGTCACGGTGCCGGTTAACCCAGCCTTGACCACCCGATTAGTCACAGCGTACATTTTTAATCCCTCCACCTTGCGCGTTTATCAACCGTGGGAGATATCCTACGCTTACCAAATATGGAATCCAAGCCCCAAAACAAAAAATTTCGGGCTAGATGTCTTCCTTTTCTTCTATGCGCCAGGAGACAACCCACCCTCTAGTTGACTTATCGGTCATCACCTCAAGGCGATCGTCCCGTACACACTCCGTAGCATCGACATAGGGAACCCAATCAACCTGCAGACACTCATCGACTATTAGACCAGCCCAGGCTATGATCCGGTGCGCTCGAAAAGCAGCCCGGAAAGGATCAATCTTCTGCATCCCCATATTCCTTCTTTTAAAAGAAAAGGGCTGCCCTTCTTGGACAGCCCGTTTCATCTTGTACGCCTATTGTTGGTTATAAACCCTTAGTCCATTCACGTATCCTCGACCACATCATGGGTTTTTAACCCTTGAGGTTCTGGGCGCGAACCTTCCTTGCGGCCGCTAGCTGCTTCAGGAGCCTCTGACGAGCTGCGCCCGTGATCTCCCGTCGCTGCGCCTTCATCCCGCCTGCATGCTTTGCCTTGCCGCTGGTTGAGACGACTTCGTTATCATCCGTCTCTTCTGACGGTACCCGCGCTGGACGCCCACGGAACGTCGGAAGCTTCTGCTCACCACGATAACGGACTTCCTCTGCATTACGGAAACTCTTCTTGACGACGTTCGAAGAAGTACCGAACCCGCCCTGAACGAAGAGAACCGCTTGCTGGCCTTCCGTTGTGGTCACCTGCCACGCATGAGACTTCATATTGATACCTCCTTCGGTGTGTATGATGTCTTTGACGAGGAAAATGATAACGCAAAATGACGTAAAGTCAACGATCTAAATTGTTCGTGATATCAATCACTTAACATTATCATGTCCGTTTTCCACGCTATTTCTCTTTACCTTTACAAAAAGTAGTGCTCGTCCTACCCACTTTGTAAGATTAAGTTAACGTGTGGCTAGGCCACAACATTACAGCAATGCTTGACTTTTTCCTTATTCTCTTCATGCTATTGGCTTGAGTTCTTTAACAATACAGGTAACATTAGATGCGACGGTACCTAGACCGATTGGGGTTGCAGGTTACTGAGGGAAAGCCTGCGGCCGGTGATGATTTGAAAACGATCCTAGAAACCGTGCTCGGCATCCACGAACAAATGATGAATGATATAATCTTGCAGCAGGCAGCGTATGGTTGTGCTGTGGGTGGATTGTCGTTGGCTCTAGGAATATCTCTAAGGACGGCTGCGATGGTGTTTGATAACTATCGAAGTCATAGACCGTCCCCAACAGATAACATCTGTGTAATAACAGTTGGAGGTGATGATGGTTGAATCTGATACCGCTCAACAGACGAGTGAGATGGGGTTAGCGGTCCATGAGATTATAAAACAAAGGGCTGATGAGGCGAAGGTATTGACTGGAGGAGACCTTAGCCGCCAGTTGATTCTTCGGGAGTTGATGATGCATGCCTACATCAATGGCTTCTTTGCAGGAGAAGCCAGGCGAGATCAGATCGATCACTGAGAAACCAAAGGAGGAGGGTGAGCCGGCTCACCCTCCTTTCAGAGAGAGTTACAGGTCTAGGTCTTTGGAAAGAAGGCCGGCTGCTACGTCCAGTGTATTATGAGCTGCTACGATCAATTGATCGGCTCGCAACACATCAGGCAAATTACTGAATTCACCGTTATCCAAATCGATATGAAGGCTGGCCAAATCTTGTCCAGTTTGGATCAACGATTGCACAATCGTGATCAATTTCTCTTTCTGATTCATGATCTACTCCTAATCATTGTCGGCCCACGATAGGTTACTCTAGGATCTAGCTTTGGTTTCCTTGGCTGGCCGATGATAACCAAAGCTAGCATTCCAATCGTACACAGGATCTGGTTGATAATATGGATCAAACGTCGCCTCTCATCTTAATAAAATGAATGGTATTTCGTTGAGCTTCGGCTGGCGTTAGAGCCTTCTCAAACCAAAGCTCTGTTTGTGCTAGATCAGTCTCACCAAATTCCAGTGGAAAATAATGGAGATTGACTAGCGTCAGAATCAACGCAATCACGCCGTTGGAAAGAGGATCACCTGGTTCATTTCCGCCAATAAGAGAATTGGGGAGCACCACGCAGATCTCGTCACCCTCAACCTCACGAATTACTGGCATGGCGGAGTCTCCTTCACAGGCTCCGGAATAGGCCTGGACCCGTTTGGAACGTAGCGAAGTTTATTAAACACTGTATGCTCCTGTGAGATCTGACTGGAGCCTTTCTTCGCGAAAGGCTCCAATCCGACCGCTTCAGGCAGTTACGGCGCGAGCAGCCTTCATCCGCTCGATCATCATCGCACGGAAAGCAGGATCGGCCCACTTTGCCTTCATCCCGGTCACCACATTCTTCCGGAAGCCTCGCTTGGCCCACAGCCCGCTCATTGTCTTGCGGCCCTGCGAAACCATCTTGGTACGGAATTCCTTGTTCTGCCACAGCGTAGCAATCGCCGGCTGTGCAACCTTCTTGGCGGCCTTGCGGGTGATCTTCGTGCTCTTTGTCTTGGTAGCCATTTTCTCGTCTCCTTCGCTGTTGTGTTTAAGAATCTATCGACCGTGAAAGAAGCTTACTGGATCTATTACCAAAGGCCAAGAACTTTCGATTGTGGGATTTACTGGTTAATCAAAAAACACAAAGAAAATACGTCCTCCAAGATCCACCTTGATGTATTTGCCCGGATCTATTTCGGCCGTTTCGAGATTCGCGTTGATAATGTTAAGGATATGATTAACGATGCGATCGCTAATCTCGCTATCCTCTATTGAATAACCACGCGCTGCCTCTGCAGCGGCTCGATCGAGATTCGAAGGATAACGATAGATACCCCTACAACCACACATGCAATGTCCTGACTTGCCTCTATAAACGTATTTGACGTCTTTTAGATTAACCGGTTTGATGATGGCCATGTCCTTCTCCTTAAACTTTCGAAGGTTTGTTGGTTTTACCACCCACGGCGGAAGTATAGGCTTTAATTCCTTCGTCCGTCATGTAAATGGTATCTCTATCGTCCGTATTACTAAGGCGCACGAGTCCTTTCTTCTTAAGACTCGAACACACGCCACTGATCTCCTTCCCTTTCGGACCACCCTTAGGAACGTTATATTCCAAAGAGAAAGTCCAAATCTCATCATCGAGATAATCACCATATTCGCTAGCGTCAATAGCCTTCATAACAGCTAGCTCTTTTTCGGTTAACTTCATTTTCGTCTCCTTCTCTAAGGTGAGACGATTCTATCGACAACCAGGATCGAAACCAAGAACTATTTTAATGGTAATTCCCACAACCGAAAGTTATTGGCTTTCGATTTGATATCCACTAAGCTAGTTCCAACTTAGACGGGAGACCAAAATGGTTACCATCGGCGCGACGAGCTTCTCTTGGAATCGGGAACGCGGAAACGTCATAAGGATTTGTGCCGAAGCTTCCACGGCGTTCCCGCTAGCCGAATTACCAAATCAATTTAACGTTCGTAGTCAGAAAGGCACCGATGTCCTGATGACTAAGAAAGACGTCCATAAGGATGGGGAAAACGAGATCCAGGCCTGGATCTACGTAAATAGGCATCCCATCAAAGGCCTGGACGGTAATTGGTATTCCATGATTGCAACCATCTTCAACGATTAGGAGATAAAATGAAAACTCTCACCGCCAAGGACCTTACCGAAGGTCAGACCGTGGCTCTTCATTGCTTCCAACACAACTGGCAGGATCGCGTTGGAACGGTAACCAAGATTACTCCCACAGGTCAAGTGGTAATTACCGTGTTATCTGATGGTAATTCTCCAACACGGGACTATCGGTTTAACGCTCGTGGAGAACAGATAGGAGAAAGGTTCAACAAATTCCACATGGTGCACGAAGCAATCTGGCTTCTTTATAAGGATGCTGTAGAGAAGCGTCGCGCAGCATGCCAGAAGATGCATCTGGCGTTTTCTGGCAAAACATTTGGAAAGTATAACGATATCAAATATTGGCAAGAAGAAATTACCAATCTAGAAACGCTTATTGCTGACGCTCGCGAAGCGATAGCCGCAGTGGAATTGGCCGAGGCTGCCTTACATGCAGCCGAGGAAAACGAGAAGAAATAAAGCTTGGATTGGTTTTGAGCCTAGAGTAAGCTCTAGGCTCTAACCAAGGAGATTTCCCGTGCCAAAATTCCAGCCCGACCAGAAGGTAATGGTAATAAACGATAATTTTTCCCATATTCGTTGTAAGGGTTGGCTTGGAACGGTCTGCAAAGACCAGCCGCATCCAACTCTCGTATTGGTAAAGTTTCCACAGCTGGACGATTCTGTGTTTTTCGCAGAAAATGAATTGGAGCGTATAGCCAATAAATTCCGCGTCTATTACATCAATTTCGACTATTATTCCCAGGAGGAATTTGAGTCGATTGAAGACGCGGTAGCTTACGGAAAAACCAAGTGCTTTGAATTCCGCGTCGATGATCCATCAGGAAATCCTGTCTGCGCTTGGTCTCCGATCGGAGGCTTGCGTAATTTAGACGGGCGACCAAAATATTTCTAGACTTTTGGTCCGACCTAGAGTAAGCTTTGGTTTAGTCGTAAAGGAGATCCTAAAATGCTTACCGTATCCAAAGCTGTGATGGTGGAAAAGATCGTGACCGTGACTCTTCGCGAGATTCACGATTTTACCAAATCCGATTGGATGGGATACGCAGGATGCGAAGATAGATTTGGGATTCCCCAAATCTTCGTAGTGGAATTCGAAGAGTCAGTGGCAGTTTTTGTGGCGGACGATAACGGAATCTCTTCAAGTCTGTGGATGGATCGTTCGAAGCAGGAAAGGAGAATAATAGCGTAGTGGATTGCCCAATCCTAACGGCTGAAGTTTACAGGAGATTTTATCCAGAGCCAAGCCAGAATTAGCACTAGACTTCTGGTTGGGGATAGGTTAAGCTCTTATCTCCAACCAAGGAGATTCGGAAAATGATTAAGAAACTCTCTGATTTTCCTCGCGTCGTGGCTCTTCTGGGAGAAGTTACGGCTGCTGAACTGGATCTCGGGGTGGAAATTCCGAGCGTTTGGGTTCTGGATATCGAGTCTGCGGAGAAATCCGGAGACCTGGGACGGCTGGCCGACGAAATTTGGTTCTTCGAGAAATAAACCTATTGGTTTTCGTTCGAGCCTAGAGTAGAATCTAGGCTCGATCTTTAAAGGAGACGAAAATGCCAACTCGACAAATCGCACCCTCCACTTCGGTTTGGTTCAAAGTGGATTCCAAGAGACGTATTGCAGCTTCGGTCGAATCCCGCCAGGGTGGCGCCTATCGGATCAAGCTTCCAGGCACACTCGGAACGCGAATCGTAAATCGCCACCAGATGGTTCTTCGTCGCGTAGGGTAAATAAAGCTTGGCTTTGGGCTGGTGGTGGGGTATTATTCCTTCACCAGCCCAAAGGAGACGACCATGACCAAGAAAGCTGATGATCTTCTACACAAGCTCCAGGATGCCGAAATCGCCTATTTCCAGGCCCAGGAACGTTGTGACCATTGGGATATGGAGGGTGATGGTTCTGGCCACGATTGCTGCTTTCATCTCTCGGAAGCTCGGATACTTCGTCAGGCTGCCCAGCGCGCCTATTCCAAAGCTACAGGACGATAACCATGAAAAAGCAACTGATTCGCGAGGCGATTGACCAGCAGGCCCGTATCCATCATGCATTGGAACTGGTGTATGCATTGCATCTTAATTCGACTTACAGATGGACTGCTGGCCAGGAACTCTTGCCCCTCAAGGACGCCATCATCGAGGCAGCCAAAGCCGCTCAACTCCATCCCAAGACGATCGAAGATGCATGGAACGCGCTTCCCGGGATTGGTCTCAGAAATGAAACAGTTTATGCTTCGGCTCGATCGATTATTAATCTAATCGAGCGTGGTTCACGTTACGTTCCCGCTTTTACCAGGATTATTGACACTACCAACACCCAGCCTCGTTTGGTGGAAGAGATTACCAATATGGTGGAGGAATATTTCGAATTCGCTCCTTGGAAGCCAGCGGACTTTCTCCCAAGACGGAAATAAGACTAGACTTTTGGTTGGAGCTTAGCGTATTCTCTAGGCTCCAACCAAGGAGATTACCATGTTCGACTATCTCGTGACTCCACAATACGTTCTGGGTAGTGATAGCTTTTCGCTCCGCGCCAAGAACGATGAAGAAGCCAAGCAACTCGCGATTCAACGGATGCAGAACGAAGGTTGGGGTGGTGGAACCTGGGAAATCTACCGGAAAATTACCACATTCGAGGCGGAATAATACCAATGCGACATCTTAGAGTTAATTTTGAACCGGCCGCAACAGGCTACCATCTCCACATTGTGGATGCCCAGAACGGGAAAATACTATTTTCAGGAGGAGTTGACCCACAAACTGGCGAATATCTCAATACGCCAGCCGACTGCAATCGCGTTATTGGATATTACTTAGCTTCCACACGATACAGTCGTGTTCGAGATGATGAAATTTTCAGAACAAAAGGCCAAATAATTCATGTTATCGGTTGGCTTCCAGAAAGTCTTGATGAGTCGTTAAATAGTCCACAAGCCCAATGGGAACATTGGCTAGTGGGTATTGGTTCGGGCCAGGGAATGTTTGAATTTTTGGGTAATGATGATTATCGAGCGCGACGTGATTTAACATTCAAAGAAGTCCAAGAGATTATGTTGAAAGCTCGCGATGTTAGCTTGGTAATTCACTGGCGCTAAACTTCTTGGCTTCTGGTTGGAGCTTAGGTATATTCTAGGCTCCAACCAAGGAGATTACCATGTTGAAGTTCTTTTTCGAAGTTGACCTGCCGAATCGCGAGACCACCATTGAGATGGAAGCGAATGATTACCAATCGGCCTGCCGTCTCCTTCGTAAACGCTTTCCTTCGATGACTGGTTGGTTCTGTCTGAACACCAATGGTTCTGCTTTCTAAAGAGAAACCACTTGTATCTTAGGGTGAGGCTAGATTATAATCTAGCCTCGGCTAAAGGAGAACTTACCATGAAGACTAAGCTAATGGTTAGACGTGCCTTGGTGTATGTTATACACCAAGGCGGTGTTCTACTCCAAGTGCGCGTAAGTGGTGATTACCAAGACGTCACCAAGTTCCTGTCCGAGAAGGAAAAAGCCAACATCCTGGCGCGAGCCATTAAGAAGGAGTCAAGGCGAAAATAAACCATTTGGTCCATGGGTACACCGGGGTCACCGGTATGCTCCCATTGCAAATCGGGAAGTGGTGGCCAAATGCGCTGAGCATTCTCATTTGCTGCGTTAGCACATTTCAAAAATTTTTGGCCAATATTTTTAAAATCCTCTGCCCATCATCCTTTCCAAATCAACCAAGCAGCAAATCTTCCCGTCCAATAAGACAAGAAGGACAACAAAACCCAAAATACAATAGAACCCAGAACATGATTGACAAAAATCATATAACCTCTCTATGATTGCAACAAACTGGTTTCGTCTGAGGAAATTTTACCATTCCAAGAGGAATTGCAATTTCAGAACACATCGAACAAATATCACTTCTGGGTTCCGAATCATCAATCATCTCAACATTATTAGCCAAAGCCTCGACAGCCATCTCATAGGCTTGTTTAATTTCCTGATAATGAATCAATGATCTGTTTTCTGGTTTGTTCAAAACAGGTCCATAGACATCAACAATCAATCGAGCACTACGCATTTTCAGGTTGCCTCAACGTTTTGGTAATTATCCGCAACTATCCGGGCCAAAGTCTTCACATCGTCCAAGGTTCGTTCCTGCCGGTCATTCCAATCAGCGATGAAGAAACAATTTCTGGCGCGAACTTCACTCCAAAATGCTCGGTAGACCGAACCACCATCCATACCTACAGGATAACCATGCTTTACGATCAACCCAACAAGACAACCTTTCTCACCATCCCGGTCATGGTA